ATCAACGGCGATCTTGACTCGTCGAACACGTTGACGTCGAGCATTGGCGACAGCACGCTGTCGGGCCTGATGGGCACCGTCTCGAGCGCGGTCAGTTCGGTATCGACATTCGTCGGCGCGGCGCAGAGCACGGTTGCATCAGTGCTTCAGCCGCTGAACGCCGCGGCGCAGCGCGTCATGTCGCTGGTTGCCTCAACAGACTCGACGCTGGCAAGCGTAGGTGTGCCAGCAGGTGTGCTGCCCGGTGTGCCGCTTGCGACCAACGTCGCGGTTTTTACGGCACAACTGAACGCGTCAAACCTGCAACCGCAACTGCTTCAACTGACAGGGCTGCTTGGCCGCATGGCGACGAACCTCGGGCAGGTGAATTCGAGCGTGCGCACGGTCACGGTGGGGGGCGGAAACCTCTTCGATATCGCGTCGAAGGAATACGGCGATCCGACGGCCTGGACGCAGATCGCGAACGCTAACAACCTGACCGACCCGACACTGTCGGGCATCTCGACTCTCGTTATCCCGCCGTACAACAACGGCACCAGCGGCGGCATCCTCTCGGCATAACCCATGACAGCATTCCTGAGTCCGACCGGGCGTCAACCGCGCGGCGCGGTGAAGGTCAATGGCGAGCTGATCACGGGGTGGATCGATCTTGAGGTGACGAACAACTCGTATTATTCGTCCGATACCTTTCGCTGCAAGTTCTCCGGCGCGCTGCTGCCGACGGACCGCAACGTGAACTGGTTCAGCGAGCAGCAGGACATGTTCATCGAACTGTTCATCGGGTTCCCGTCGAATCCAGCTTCGTTCGTACCGTCCGACCTGGAAAGCTTTATCTACGGGCAGACCGACCACATCACGGTGGACCCGGTTGCGTACACGATCGAGGTGGATGGCCGCGACCTCACGCGGGTCTTCATCGATACCAAGACCACGCAGAAATGGCCAAACCAGACGTCGAGCCAGATCGCGACCGCACTCGCGCAGGCGCATGGCCTGAACACGTCGATCACCACGACCACGACGAAGGTCGGGAAGTACTACGAGATCGACCACGTGAATATGGCCGACGAACGGTCGGAGTGGGACATCCTGACCTACTTAGCGGACCTTGAAGGCTTCAAGGTGTGGGTGCGCGGCCAGACGCTGTATTTCCAGCCGGCACCGAACCCGTCGACCACTCAGCCCTATCAGATCGTCTACCAGGTCGCGACGACGAGTGGCGGCCCGAAGGCCAATTTCGAGGCAGCCAGATTCACGCGCGCATTGACAGTGTCCCGCGGCATACAGGTGAAGATCCGTTCGTGGAACAAGAAGTTTGCGAAGGGTTTCACGGTCTCCTACCCGTCGAACGTGAAAACGATCAAGGTCGGTTCTTCGACCATCGGCGCAGGCGCGCAGATCTACTCGAAGACCATTCCTAACCTGACGCAGGACCAGGCGCTGCAGCGGGCGCAGAACTGGTACCAGCAGATCGTGGCGCACGAAATGAAAATCGAGGGCCTCGCGCTGCCAGGTGACAACAACGTCGACACGACATCGATCATCCAGTTGAGCGGCACCGGCACGGCATTCGATCAACTGTATTACCCCGACAGCATCGCGCGGACGCTCAACTTCGATAGTGGGTACGAGATGACGATCGAAGCCAAGAACCACGCGCCTGATTCGACGGTGATCGTATGAGCATGGCCAAGTTTGCCAATGCGGTCCGGCAGCAAGCCAGCATGGCCGACAGTCACCTGTCGTGGCCGATGCTCGCGACGATCAGCAGTTATGACGCGTCAAATCACGCGGTGAAGGTGACCGTCGAGCCGACGGACCCCGGCGACGAGCCGACCGAGTCGAACTGGATGCCGCTCGGCGCGATCGGGATCGGCAACGGCTGGGGAGTGGCCGTCGGGCCGCAGATCGGCGATCAGGTGATGGCTGTGTTCGAGCACGGCGACTTCTCGTCGGGGACCATCGTCGCGCGCATCTTTTCGGTCGCGCAGAAAGCGCCAGCAGTTCCATCTGGCGAGATATGGGCGCTTCATTCGACCGGCTCGTTCATCAAGATGGTTACGAGTGGCGACATCGACGTGAATACCGCCGGGAACCTGAACGCCACAGTGACAGGAAACCTGGCCGTCACGGTCGGCGGAAACATGAGCGCGAGTGTCACGGGCAACGCCAGCATCACGGCGCAGGTCGCCTCAATCGTTGCGCAGGTTTCTGCGGCCATCACCGCGCCGATTATCAACCTGGGTTCGACCGGCCAGAGCCTGCTCAACCTCGTCACATCGGCAATGGTCGCGTTCTTCAATACCCACACCCACACGTCCGAGACACCCGGAACGCCCACTGGCGTGCCCAACCAGGCCATGGGCAGCGGTCAACTCACGAGCACGATCAAAGGCGGCTGATGGTGGACATCTTTCACTACTACGGCAACGACCTCGTTGCGTCGCCGTCGGGCGATCTCATGCTCGCCGATCAACCGACTACCGGAACGCAGCGCGTCTACCGGCGCCTGCTGACCAACCCGGCACTGTCGGATTCAGCGGGCAACCCGATTGCGTCCGCCGATTACACGTGGCACCCGGATTACGGTGCCGGCGTCCCGCGCAAGGTTGGTTCGCCCGGCAACGTGCCTGCGACGCGCTCGCTGATCAAAAGCCAGATGTTGCTCGAGTCTGCTGTTGCGCCGTCGCCCGCGCCAGTCATCAACCTGACGCAGACGAATAACGCGGTCAGCGCCGTTATCCAGTACACCAACGCGAATACGGCCACGCCGCAGTTCGTCCAGTTCGATACCTCTCAAGAGCCCTGAATGGCGAACCTCAGCACACAGTCGTTCGGCGCGATCGTCTCGAATTTCGCGACGGCCGTCCAGGGGTCCGCCACGTCCCTCATCGATTTCTCGGTGGGGTCGGTGCTGCTAGCCATCGGCGAGGCCATGGGGGGTACCGCACTCTGGCTGCAAGGCCTGATTCTGCAGGTGGCCGCACTCACGCGCGCAGCGACGTCGAGCGGTACCGATCTCGATTCGTGGCTCGCACAATTTGGATTCGCCCGCGAGCCGGCAGTTGCGGCCATCACGCAGGAGACGTTTGGGCGGTTCACGCCGACGAATGCGGCACTCGTTCCCGTTGGTGCGAACGTCAACACTAATGACGGGACGGTCATATTCACCGTCATAGCCGACTCGACCAACGCTGCGTACAGCGCGAGCCAGAACGGCTACGTACTGCCAGCCGGGCAGGCGAGCGTCAACGTCACTGTGCAATGCACCGTGGCCGGCACGGTCGGCAATGTAGCGGCCGGCGCGCTGAACACACTCGGCACAGCGATCTCCGGTATCGACTTTGTCACCAATGGCGCAAACGTTCAGAACGGCATTGCTGCCGAGTCAGATCCGGCGGTCCGCGCGCGCTTTGTCCTGTGGGTGGCCGGTCTGGGTGGAGCGACGCTGATCGCCGTGCAGGCGGCCATCGCTGGCGTGCAGCAGAACATGACCGGCATCATCGTTGAGAACCAGCAGTACGGTGGCCAAACCCAGAATGGGTTCTTCACGGTGGTTGCGAACGACGGCAGCAACGAACTTACCGAGACGGAACAGACGAACGTCGAGAATGCGATCGAGAACGTTCGCCCGCTGACTGTCAGTTACAGCGTGCACGGGCCGGAACCTGAAACCGTCACCGTCTCAATGAGCATTACCGTCGGCGCTGGCTATGTACTGGCGGCCGTGGAAGCGCTGGTTCAGGCCGCGCTGATCGCCTACATCAACAGCATCGCCACGACTGCAGCGGGTGCCACGCTGCCGTACACGAGCCTGGCAGCTCAGGCGTATGGAGTAGCCGGCGTAACGAACGTCACGGGCGTGCTGCTCAATGGCGGGACGGCCGACCTCACGATCGCGTACCAGTTCGTGCTTGAGGCAACGACCGGCACGGTAACGGTGAACTGATATGGCGACTGGCGACCAATCTGATATTACCTCGCGCCTCCAGACTTACCTGCCGAGCGGCTGGTTCGGTGACTGGAGCGAAGCGCCGCTCATAGGTGGTGTGATCGCTGGCATCGCCTCGGTTTTCGCGGTGACGTACACGCTGATCATGTTCTTCTGGGCGCAGACACGCCTGGGAACATCGAGCGGCGGATGGATAGACCTGTGGGCGGCTGACTTCTTCGGCGGCAACCTGCCCCGCAAACCGAACGAGAGCGACGTCAGTTACATCGCGCGCATCCAGTACACGATCTTTCAGCAGAAAGCCACGCGGCCCGCGATGGTCAAGGTGTTGACGCAGTTGACCGGTCGCGCGCCGATCATCTTCGAGCCGATGCGGCCGTACGACACCGGCTGTCTGGGCGTGAACACAGGCGTGAACAGCTTCTGTGGTGTGGCCCGGATGGGCTCACTCGCCGCGACGTACAGCGCGCTCATCACCGCCTACCGACCCAGAATCACGGGCGGCTCGGCCGGCGCCGCGTACTGCAATGCTGTCGTGATATCGGCGCTCAACACGCCGCTATCGCAGAGCTATACAGGCTCACTCGCCGCGCAGACCTCGGCCGCAAGCGACACCGACATTTACGACGCGATCAACGCGACTCGACCGGTCGCCACCAACATCGGCGTTTCTATCTCGAGCTGACCGAGTTCCACCCCATCCCCTGAAGGGCCGCCATGTGCGGCCCTTTTCTTTTGTCCCGGAGTATCCATGCGTCGCGTAGAAACGTACGTTGGGCAGCAAGTATATGAATGGTTGTTCAGCTCGCAGGCCCAACTCACGATGGTGGGCTTGTCCAAGTTGTCGGCGGCCATGCTCGGCACAAGCGGCACCGTCAATGGCCTCCCGTGCACGCCGACGAGCCCTGCGACGATGACCGTGCAGATCGGCGCGGGCGAGATCTACCAGATGGCCGATCTTGAGGCCACTGCGTGCGGCACGCTGCCAGCGAACACGACGAACACCATTCTCAAGCAGGGCATCCAGCTCGGCACGTCCACGACCACCGCCTTTGCCGCGCCCACCACGTCTGGCCAGTCGATCAATTACCTGATCGAGGTGCAGTATCAGGACAGCGATATCAGCCTGGACCCGACGACCGGCAATTCGCCGATCGTGGAGCTCTTCTATAACTCCGTCAACCCGCAGGCACCATGGTCCGGTCCGAACGATAGTGGCGCAACGAGCAACACGTTCCGCGACGGCATTGTCGCCTACCAGATCAAGGCTGGCGCTTCCGCGACCACCGGCTCGCAGGTAACGCCCACTCCTGACGCCGGCTGGATCGGCCTGTGGGTCGTATCGGTACCGTTCGGTGCGACGACACTCACGAGCTCGAACATCGCCCAATACACGGGCGCGCCGGTGCTGCCGAATGGCCTCCTGCAATCAATCCTGACGAGCAACCTGACGTACGGCATCGACATCGGCACCGCTGGCGTCGTGCAGGCGAAGTTCCCGATCCCCGTCGCGACGCTCGTCGACGGGATGGACGTGTGGGTAAAGATCGCCGCGACCAACACGGGCGCATCGACCTTCACGCCGAACCCCGGCGTTATCTCGGCATCGCCTGTCATCGGCGCGGCGCACGCGGCTCTGCAGGGCAACGAATTGATCGCTGGTGGCCGTGCAAACTTGGTCTGGCGCGCCGATGTCACGTCGTGGGTACTCGTCGAGTGCACGGGGGCATCTATTCAGGTCGCCCCCGCCACTGCAAGCCAGCATGCGGTGCAGTTGGGGCAGGCGACTGGCCGCCTGCTGAACACCATTATCTACATCAACGTTTCAGGAGCGCTTCAGGCTTCCGTGAATGGAGGTGCGTTCGCTTCGGTCAGTTCCACTTATAACCCGTTGTCGTCTCTCTGCAACGCGGTGGAAGTTGAAACGCTGGGCGGCGGCGGTGGTGGTGGTGGCGCAGCGCCAACTAGCTCAGGACAATGTTCGGCAGGTTCGGGCGGCGGCGGCGGTGGATGGTCAAAGGGGCGCTTCTCAACCGGCTTTACGGGCGTTACCGTTACCGCAGGCGCGGGTGGTAACGGCTCGGCAGGAGCATCCGGGACCGCCGGCGGCTCGTCATCCTTTGGGGCGCTTATCTCCGCAACGGGCGGCACAGGCGGCACTTTTGGCGCAGCCGCGGCAAACACGACGAATTCCATTAACGGGGGCGTGGGCGGCGGAGTCGGGTCGGGCGGCCAGATCAATGCTGCGGGTGGAGTTGGTCCAGGGGCCTTCTATGCGGGTACGCCCGTCAGTGGTAAGGGCGGCATGTCCATGTACGGAGAAGGGGCGCCCCCTGTAAGCGGGACCAGTTCCGGTGCCGCAGGAAATTCTTTAGGGTCGGGCGGCAGCGGTGGCTCACTCGGTGCGGGCAGTGCTACTGGCGCAGCGGGTGGTGCAGGCAAAGGCGGCCTCGTTATTGTTCGGGAGTACAGCTAATGGAAGGCCGACTCCTCGCGACTTTCGTATTTCGAAATGAAGATGGAGACGTTCGTGTTTCGGTTGACGGCGCACCATTCACCCGACTACACGACGATGCCCACTTGATAACGTTTGGGTCGTATATTCGTGCGTCAGGTGGTACTGGGGGCGCCCCACAAAATGAGGACTTCAAGAGATGAGCATCTATGCACGGATTCAGAGCGGTCTTGTCATGGAATTGATCGCAGCGCCGCTTGATGAAAATGGAAACCCGGTCCAGATGGTCAGCATGTTCAACGCCGCCCTCATTGACGGAACCATCTCCTATATGACGGACGTGACCAATGTTTCGCCACAGCCCGAGCCACTGTGGACCGCGACCGAAACCAACGGCGTCTGGGCGTTCGTCGCACCGACCTGACAAAGACCTCACCACGCTGGGTATTTTATCTGTGCCATCCAGACCAACGTCATGCCGGCACCCATAATCAGGAAAAACGCAGAGCCCATCAACAGCAAGTTCCAGTTGTGCTTCAGGAAGTTTTTAACCATGATGCCCCTCATTTGTTTGGGCGGATTGTACCGCA